TTAAAAATACGTATTTAACGTATTATCGTATTTCGTGCTGTAATATTAATAACTTAGCTAAATACGTTGGATTTTTATGGTATTTACTGTAGACCACTGCGAATTTTTAAAAGATCCTGGAGAATTTCTTGTTGGATTCTCTATATAGGGAGGGGGTCACTGTACGAATCTGACTAATTTTTAATCATCAAAACAGGAAAGTGGGCCCCACGATATAGAACAAAAATAAAATAAAAAATTTTTTCGCAGCTCCTATATAGTAAAAATTTCGCCCGCCCCGAGGCCAAGACCCAACAGTATATAACACCCATCCTCCAGGACCGCCCGCCACCGGACGAGGTAGGCTTACCCCTTACCCTACGCCCTTCGCCGTATCCTGGGTCGGCCTAGGTCGCTTGGCTGTCCTATTTCGCCCTACGCGAGCGCGTTACTTTAACCGTCGCTGGTCGCTGGTCGTGGTGTTCCTGGATGGTGGATGGTGGATGGTGGATGGTGGATGGTGGATGGTGGGGGCATACCCCCCTTCCGGGGGTGAATAATATTCTTAGTCTCACCCCTCACGTATATTTTCCAGTATTTTACCCATTTGCAATATAATAAACGTAACGATTCCTCATTTTTCACTTTACTTTCATCTGGATCTGGTTTATAATTTTTTCTATGAGCAGACAAGACGCGATGGCCAAATTACCAAATCCTCCACTCGATGAGCCCACAGCCCCGCCCCCAGCGGTCATACCTGAGCTTGTACCCAGGAAGAACATGCGGGAAGAGGTGCTAGAGGTGTTTTACCAGATGGGTGGCGTCGGCGGAATGCTCGCATGGGCAAAGTCCAGCACAGCCAACGAGCGGCTGTTCTACTCCCAGATACTCCCGAAGGTCATCCCCCGCGAGGTGAACACCAATATCGGAGATGGCAAGGGTGGCCCCGCCCGACTCGTCGTGCAATGGGACACACCACCCACAGATGTCACCACACCAATCACCCAGCTCATGTCAGCAGTAACAGCGATGTCCGCAGCGATTGCGTCAGAAGATGATTAACCCAGACGAGCGTAGAATCCGCATCCCCTACGCCCCGCGCCAGGGGCAAGCAGTAATCCACCAACAGCTGGAGGCATACCGCTGGGCGGTCATCGTCATCCACAGACGCTTTGGCAAGACGGTCATGCTGCTCAACCATCTGATCAAGGATGCACTCACCACCCAGAACAACGACAATCGATACGCATACATTGCACCATACTTCAAGCAAGCCAAGCAATTGGCATGGGACTATGTCAAGAAGTATTGCGACCCGATTCCTGGGCGTGTGTTCATGGAATCTGAACTTCGTGTTGATCTACCGAATGGTTCTCGCATAAGGCTGTATGGCGCGGACAACCCAGACAGCATGCGCGGACTATATCTCGATGGGGCGGTGCTCGATGAATACTCTCAAATCAATCCATCTATCTTTACTTCTATCCTTCGTCCTGCTCTATCAGATCGCAAGGGATGGTGTATATTCTCTGGAACGCCCAATGGCAAAGATCATTTCCATGATCTTCTTCGGCACGCAGAGAACGACCCAGAGTGGTACACCGCAGTCCTGAAGGCCAGTGAGACTGGGGTTGTTGACCCGAAGGAGCTACTCGATGCTCAGAAGACAATGTCGCCAGACGAGTATGCTCGGGAATATGAGTGCTCGTTCAACTCGATTATCGGCAAGAAGATCTACCCCGAGTTCAACCGCAACCTTCATGTTGCGAAGGAATCATTGCTCCCTGATCGTCCAGTTGACATCATACGCGGCTGGGACAACACCGGCCTCAGCCCAGCCATCATCCTCAGCTACATAACGGCGACTGGTCAGTGGTGTCTGTTCAAGGAGTTCTGCTTCAGCGATTGTGGCATCATGGATGCCACCGAGTCAATGATCCTCTGGTGCAACCAGAATCTCCATCCTGGCTGTAGATACAAGGACTACTCTGACCCAGCAGGACGCATCCGCGACAGCATCAAGATGTCGGCTCGCGATTACATCACCATCAAAGCTCGGGAGATGGGTCAGGACTTGTGGCTGGTGGACGGTATCCAGACATGGAAGCCACGACGCGAGTCGGTTGCCGGCAGGCTCACAAGGATGTTCAATGGTGAGCCGGCTCTACTGATCGATCCCTATGGTTGTCCGATCGCCATCGAGGGATTCGAGGGTGGCTACTCCTACAGGGAACTGGCCAACATGCCAGGCCAGTACGTCGAAGAAGCCATCAAAAACAAGTACAGCCATATACACGACGCCATTCAGTATCCGGCCACTCGGCTGTTTCTGAATAATGCAAATATTAAGTCCTCGCCCGATGGTCGATACATTGAAGACGACGAGGATGATTACCAGCAGAGCTTCCAATTCCAAAAGACTGGTCGCTCTGAGCTTGGAGGATACTGATGGCTAAGAAGAAACCAATATCATGGCTCACAGAGAACATAGAAGAGACCAATCTCATCAAGAGGATTGACGAAGATACTCTCGCCAAGGTTGCCTCGCGCTGCATCCAGGGATACACAGATGATGTGACGAGCTGCACTGATTGGCGCAAGAAGACTGAAGATGGTCTCAAGGTTGCCAAGCAGGTAACAGAGCGCAAGACCTTCCCTTGGGATGGTGCAGCCAACATCAAGTATCCTCTGATCGCCACTGCAGCAATCCAGTTCGCCGCCCGCTCCTATCCCCAGATTCTCAATGGCCCAGACATCATCAAGGCCCAAGTTATCGGCGCTGACCCTGATGGCACCAAGGAAGCTCGAGCCAAGCGCATCTCCCAGCACATGTCCTACCAAGTCCTCGAGCAGATGACCGAGTGGGAAACCGACATGGACCAGCTGCTCCATGGTCTGCCTATCGTTGGTACATACTTCAAGAAAACCTTCTTTGACCCCCTCTACCAGCGCAATCGTTCCATGGTCATCAATCCCTTCGAGCTCGTCATCAACATGAAGCACAAGGGGACAATTGAGACGGCACGTCGCATCACCCAGGAAATCCACCTCTACAAGAATGAGGTGATCGAGCGTGAGAATGCTGGCCTGTTTAAGGAAGGTGTCTCTGCGGTGATGAAGTCGGAAGAGGCCTCCACCCAGGAACTCTTCATCGAGCAGCATTGCTGGTATGACCTTGATGGCGACGGCTATGAAGAGCCGTATATCTTTACAATACATTCTGAGAGTAACACGGTCGTCCGCGCCGTCGCCAACTATGATCTTGATACCATGGACATCCGCAACGATAAGATCATCAAGATCACACCTATCCAATACTTCACCAAGTTCACCTTCATCCCAAGCCCAGATGGTGACTTCTACGACATCGGATTTGCCCATCTCCTTGGGCCGATCAACGAGGCCATGAGCACTCTGATCAACCAACTCCTCGACGCAGGCTCGTTGGCCAATACGGGTGGTGGCTTCATCAGCAAAGGGCTGCGCTGGCAGGGTGGTAATCTTTCCTTCTCTCTCGGCGAATGGAAGCCGGTCGACACCACTGGCATGCCTCTCAAGGATGCAATCATGCCATTGCCTGTTCGCGAGCCGAGCGGCGTACTCCTCCAGCTTCTCGGGCTGCTGAATGACATCGGCAACAAGTTGGCATCGGTCTCAGACGCCATGAGTGGTGAAACCCCATCCCAGAACACCCCAGCCTCAACGACGCTCGCTACGATTGAGCAGGGTCTGAAGGTCTTCACAGCAATCTACAAGCGGGTGTTCCGCGCCCTCAAGTCCGAATTCAAAAAGATGTATCGCCTCAATTCCCAGTACCTTGAGGAAGAGGAATACTTCCGTGTTCTCGACACCCAACAGGCCATCCAACGGAAAGATTATGGCATGGAGGACATGGACGTTTCACCAGCTGCTGACCCGAACATGTCGTCGGAAGCCCAGAAGCTGGCTCGTGCCAATGCGCTGTTGCAGACTATGCAACTGAACATGGACCCAGTGGCCCAAGGCGAGATTCTTCGCCAATACTATGATGCTCTTGACGCCAAGAACATCGAGTTGCTGGTGAACATGGAGCAAATCAAGCAAGCAGCGACCAATCCTCCACCCGACCCCGAGGCTATCAAGCTACAACTTGAGACCCAGAAGGCCCAAGATGCAATGACAATCAAGCTCCAAGATTCAGAGACGAATGCTGCTGAAAGTATGGCACGCATCCTCAAACTTGAGGCAGAGATTGAGTTGATCAAGGCCCAGACCCTCAAAGTGATCGCCGAGGC